CCTTATAATCTAGTTCAAGTAAATAATGTAGAGTCAAGATTGGAACTTGCACTTGCTGGATTTAAGAAAAAGGAAGTTTATGTATATACACAAGACGGCAAACTTTTTGTCGAAGGTCAAAAAGAAGATAAAGAGACGGAAAGTAACTACCTCCACAAGGGTTTGGCTCAACGGAGTTTTACACGTTCCTGGACTCTCAGTGACGACACGGAAGTTCGATCAGTTGATTTTGAGGATGGGCTTTTGACCATTACTCTTGGTAGAATTGTTCCAGATCATCATAAGAGAAAAGACTATCTCTAAATATAATTGAATATCGTCGGCGTGGGAAGCACCTGGCAAAATCCAGGTTGACTTCCCCATTTTTTTGATCTATAATAGGTATATAACGGAGCATTAGAAATGAGTTTAAAAGTTATTTTACTGAAATCTGGAGAGACTCTAATAGCAGAAGCAAAAGAAGCAGTGGTTGATGGAAAGACGCAGGCTTATGTCTTTAACAAACCTTTTGTAGTATCTGTAAATCAACCTTATCTTCTGAGTGAAGAGGTAAAACCAGTTGAAAATTCTGTGGATGTTGCACTATCACCTTGGATTATTTTTACAGCAGATGAAGATATCCCTGTAAATCCAGATTGGGTAGTTACAATTGTTGATCCAGTAGAAGGATTGTGTAAAATGTATGAAGAGAGGATCCAATGAGTCAAATGAGTAGAACAATCAAATGTGTTCTTTTTAGGGCGGACACTGTTCTAATTACACAGATTGAAGAAGTTGATGCTGAGCTTGGGGAACCAAATTGTAAGTTAATCAAACCATATCATTTTATTAGTGAAGATGATATGAAACCTTGGCCAGATACAACTAATCAGACGGAAATGTTGGTTAGTTCAGAAAGTATTCTGACTATTGTTGATCCAAAACCAGAAATCGTTAAAAAGTATCTTGAATTAATTTCGGAATGAGATTTTATACAAACGTCCAGATGGTCGGGGACCACTTCTTGGTTCGTGGTTATGAAGATGGAAAACACTTCATAACTCGTGAGAAGTTTAACCCGACTCTTTTTGTCCCTTCAAAAAAGACAACAAAATATCAAACTCTGAATGGAGAATATGTAGAAGCAGTTCAACCTGGTTCCGTTCGTGACTGTCGTGAATTTATTAAAAAGTATGACGGTGTAGAAGGATTTAAAATTTATGGAAATGAAAGATATATCTATCAGTATATTTCAGAAACTTATCCAGAAGAAGAAGTAAAATTTGATATCAGCAAGATTAAACTTGTTACTCTTGATATTGAGGTTGCATCGGAGAATGGATTCCCTGATGTAGAATCTGCTGCTGAAGAAGTTCTTTTGATTACAATCCAAGATTATTCGACAAAGGAAATTATTACTTGGGGTCAAGGCCCATTCAAATTGAATCAAGGAAATGTTTACTATAAGAGATTCAACAACGAATATGATCTTCTGAATGATTTCATCAATTGGTGGATGATTGAAGAAAATACTCCAGAAGTGATTACTGGGTGGAACAGTAAACTTTACGATATTCCATATATTGTTCGTCGTCTGGATCGTGTTCTAGGTGAAAAGTTGATGAAGCGTATGTCTCCCTGGGGTCTTGTGACCGAAGATGAGACTTATATTTCTGGACGTAAGTATATTTCTTATGACATTGGTGGAATCTCACAGTTAGACTATCTTGATCTTTATAAGAAATTTACTTATACCAATCAAGAGTCTTATCGTCTCGATCACATTGCGAATGTGGAACTGGGGCAGAAGAAACTTGATCACTCTGAATTCGATACTTTTAAAGACTTCTACACTAATGGTTGGCAGAAGTTTGTAGAGTATAACATTAAGGACGTGGAACTTGTTGACCGTTTGGAAGACAAGATGAAACTGATTGAACTTGCTCTTACGATGGCATATGACGCCAAAGTAAACTACGAAGATGTATTTTTTCAAGTCCGAATGTGGGATACAATTATCTACAATTATTTGAAAAATAGAAATATTGTTATTCCACCAAAAGAAAAATCTTCCAAAGATGAAAAGTATGCTGGTGCTTATGTTAAAGAACCAGTTCCTGGAATGTATGATTGGGTGGTGAGTTTTGACCTCAACTCACTATACCCTCACCTCATTATGCAGTACAATATTTCTCCAGAAACTCTTCTGGATGAGAAGCATCCGAATGTGACTGTTGATAAGATTCTCAATCAGGATCTTACATTTGAACTTTATAAGGACAAAGCGGTTTGTGCCAACGGTGCGATGTATCGTAAGGATGTGCGTGGATTTCTTCCAGAACTGATGGAGAAGATCTATAAGGATCGCACCATCTACAAAAAGAAAATGCTTTCTGCCAAACAGGAATATGAAAAGAAAAAGACGAAAGAGTTGGAAAAAGAGATTGCTCGGTGTAACAACATCCAAATGGCGAGGAAGATTCAACTTAACTCTGCTTATGGTGCTATCGGTAATCAGTATTTCCGCTATTACAAACTAGCAAATGCAGAGGCAATCACCTTGTCTGGTCAGGTTTCTATCCGTTGGATTGAGAACAAGATGAATGCCTATCTCAATAAGATTCTAAAAACGGACGGTGAAGATTATGTTATTGCTTCTGATACTGACTCTATCTACCTTAATATGGGTCCTCTGGTTGAAAGTGTATACAAGGGAAGAGAGAAAACTACTCAAAGCGTTGTTTCGTTCCTTGATAAGGTCTGTCAGGTGGAATTTGAGAAGTATATTGAAAGTTGCTACCAAGAACTGGCGACCTATGTGAATGCATACGACCAGAAGATGCAGATGAAGCGTGAGAACATTGCCGAACGTGGAATTTGGACTGCTAAAAAGAGATACATTTTGAACGTTTGGGACAGTGAAGGTGTTCGTTATGAAGAACCTAAACTGAAGATGATGGGTATTGAGGCAGTTAAGTCTTCTACTCCTGCTCCTTGTCGCAAGATGATTAAGGATGGTCTCAAACTGATGATGAGTGGAACCGAAGAAGATGTAATTGAGTTTATTGATAAGTGCCGCTCTGATTTCAAAAAACTTCCACCAGAACAAATTGCTTTTCCAAGATCTGCTTCTGATGTTCGTAAGTATTATTCATCTTCAAACATTTATGCACCTAAAACTCCAATTCATATTCGCGGGGCACTTCTTTTTAATCATTATATAAAGGAGAAAAAACTTACTAAAAAGTATTCACTTATCAATAATGGTGAAAAAGTTAAGTATATTTTTCTCAAAAAACCAAATACAATTCAAGAAAATGTGATTTCGTTTATTCAAGATTTTCCTAAAGAACTTGCCCTTGACAAATACATTGACTATGAACTACAATTTGAGAAGAGTTTCTTAGATCCACTCAAGTCAATACTTGATACGATTGGGTGGAGTGTAGAAAAAACCGTAAACCTTGAACTATTTTTTTCCTAATGGACTTGCCTATTAATGATGAAGAACTGAATACGATTGTAAAAGCACTTGGTTTTGGTGGAGATGCTGCTCTTTATCACAAACTAAAACTGGTGAAGGAACTTAAAGAACAAGGTTTACCTTATAAAAAAATACTTCGTGAACAATACGGAATGGTAGCGTGATTGATTTTATTGAACAATTTAAAATACCATTTTATCAATTTGAAATTTCTGATTGGGAAGTAAAAAAGCAAAAATTATTAGATCTTTACTACAGAACAGAAAAAAATCTTACTAATACTGATCCCAATTCAAATGTCTATACTGATTTTTTTGGAAGAGATAATTACATTGACGTTGTTTCAGAAATTTTTTATGATGATTTGGTAAAACTTGTCAAAAAAATCAAATCTCCTTGCAGAATAACTAATGCCTGGTTCCAGAAGTATATTAAAGGATGTTTTCATAGTCCACATAATCATGGTGCTTTAGGTTTTAGTTCTGTTTGTTTTATTGAGTATGATAAAAATGAACATCAACCAACAAGGTTTATGTGTCCATTTAACTCTTATGATGGACGTATGATAGAATATGTTCCAGAGAATGTTTCCGAAGGAACACTTATTATTTTTCCAGCGATGTTAACACATTATGTGCTTCCAACATCTTCAGATAAAGAAAGAATAATATTATCAATGAACATTGAATCTAAAAATTGAGGAATTAAAATGGATTTTCTTAAAGACATTGTAAAAGAAATTGGTGATGACTACACCAAGTTAGCATCGGACATTGATGAGACTGAGACTTATGTTGACACGGGTTCGTACATTTTTAATGCACTGGTTTCAGGTAGCATATTTGGTGGTGTATCTGGCAATAAGATTACTGCTATTGCTGGAGAGTCTTCTACTGGAAAGACTTTCTTCTCTCTCGCTGTGGTTAAGAATTTTCTTGATAATAACCCCGATGGTTATTGTCTCTACTTTGATACTGAGGCTGCCATTACCAAATCACTCTTGGAGTCACGCGGCATCGACACATCTCGTCTTGTCGTGGTTAATGTTGTAACCGTAGAAGAGTTTCGTAGTAAGGCACTCAAGGCAGTAGACATATACTTAAAAAAACCTGTAGATGAACGCAAACCTTGTATGTTTGTGTTAGACTCTTTAGGTATGCTCTCAACAGAGAAAGAAATTACTGATGCACTAAACGATAAGCAAGTTCGTGATATGACTAAATCGCAACTTGTCAAAGGTGCATTTCGTATGCTCACTCTTAAGTTGGGGCAGGCAAACATTCCAATGATTGTAACCAACCATACTTACGATGTCATCGGTGCTTATGTTCCTACTAAGGAGATGGGAGGTGGTAGTGGTCTTAAGTATGCCGCTTCTACTATCATATATCTCGGCAAAAAGAAGGAAAAAGACGGAACAGAAATTGTTGGAAATATTATCAAGGCAAAGACTGCTAAGTCGCGTCTGAGTAAGGAGAATCAGCAAGTTGAAGTCCGTTTATTTTATGATGAGCGTGGTCTTGATCGCTATTATGGTCTTCTGGAACTCGGGGAACTCGGCGGACTCTGGAAGAATGTTGCGGGGCGTTATGAGATTGATGGTAAGAAAATTTACGGGAAAGAAATCTTGAAGAATCCAGATCAGTATTTTACTGAGGAAGTAATGCAAAAACTTGATGAGATTGCCAAACAGGAGTTTAGTTATGGTTGATCTCTTAGACTTTATTCATGTCTATGAAGAGGCATTAGAACCAGATATTTGTGAATTCCTTATTGCAAATTTTGAGGAAAATGTTGATAAGCATGAAAGATATGATAATGAGGGAAAACCAAATTTTACTCAATACAATTTAAC